ACACAAAAGGTTTTCATATCCTAGACACGGATAATAATGATTTAGATTTTATCACGAATCCTTTTAACATGTTCCACAAAATTTGGTACGACTGCGGATCTGTGTCTTTGGACCCGCCGACTGTTCCGACAGATTTGAAAGACAAATATGTAAAACTGATTGTCGTAAATAAATCAGAACAATTAAAATTTGACATATTCATTGACGATTTGTATAAAATGGGTGTGGCCGATTTGTCTATTGTAGATGACACCGATTTTGAGTTTGAAGAAACTTCTGACATTGACACGACCGAGGATACCATGTCGCTACTAACAAACTATATTGATAATTATGAGATCGATGTAGACAAGAATAAACTGAAACAAATCATGCAGGAACTTTACGTTTCTGCCCTAAGAGGCGAATGATGATAACATATAATTATGAACGATTTATGAAAGATTGCTTCGGCGATTATACTAAACCAACTTTGGAAGAATTTAGGTTTGAGTCCGAACAGACTTATACAGATGGCAGGTTGTCTCTTTATGAATATTCTCAAAAACTTGATGTTGCCGATCCCAGACATACAAACTTCGATTCTTGGTCTCAAATCCTCTATACTGGATTGATTGAGAATTTTGAATATATGATGAGAATTTGGTTTGAAAAACATATCGCGGTGAAAGACTTAGATAATTTTCTTCGATTCAATGTACAAAAAACCAATAAAGAAATTGAAAACGGTTATGTTATAGATGGCCGTAAAGAAATCACCAGCGGTCGGCTTCTCAGAAACATATCATATAAAGGTATCTATCAGGACACCGGAAAATCAAATTCTTCTGAAAAATGTTCTTTATTGAATACCTTTACTGGATTGGTAATAAACAAATTCAATATATCCTGTTTATTGACTCCTAAAGTCGCAGAGTTTTTAGAGCATGGACGATATGATGATTTCTTTGCTATCTTGCGCGGTACATCAAACAGGGCATCCATTTTCAACCCATATACTTATAGTTGGATTTTGAATAACGTATTTCCAGATGGCAAGAAACTTTTGTCTCCGGTAATGAGTTGGTGCAGTCCTGTCATTGGCCTTGCAAATTCAAATTATGATGAAATGGTTGCGATTGATGTAATTCCAGATGTGGTTGAAAAATCCAGATTGTTGCACGAATATAGTGAAGGTTTGCGGAATGGGTTTTTTGTAGATGATTCTAAACAGGCAGAATTTTATTGTTGTCCTTCTGAACAGTTAGACAACCGACATAATTTTAGTAAGAAATACGCAGAACATTTTGATACTGTATTTTTCTCGCCGCCCTATTATGACCTAGAAGTATATACCGGCGGCGAACAGTCACACGAATCTTTTCAGACATATGGTGAGTGGCTGGAGGGTTATTGGAGACCAACTGTAGAATTATGTCACCGTTGTTTGAAGCCCGGCGCGACATTTAGTTTTGTTATTGTACATGATTACGGTGCCGCCGGTAAGAAAACACCAATTAGTGATGATATGAAAAAAATTGCCTGTGACTACTTTGAATACGATAAGTTATTGAATATTTCGTGGGGTGGTTTTAGCGCGGCAGAAGGTGCGTCAGAGAAACGTAAAGGTTTACTTGAAAATTTGCATATTATGAAAAAGGCCAATACATGATTGAGTTCCAAAAAGTCAGGTGGAAAAACTTTCTATCTACCGGAAATCACTTTACCGAAATTACCCTAAACCGTTCAGCCTCAACATTGATTGTTGGAGAGAATGGTGCAGGGAAATCGACAATTCTTGACGCATTGACTTTCAGTCTGTTTGGAAAATCTTTTAGAAAAATCAACAAACCACAATTAGTAAATTCGGTTAATAGTAAAGATTGTGTGATCGAGATAGAATTTAAAATCGGTAAAGTTGGTTATCTGGTTCGACGCGGAATCAAGCCTAATATCTTTGAAATTTATATCAATGGCAAAATGTTAGATCAGGATTCGAAGATTCGAGACAGTCAATTGTATCTCGAAGAAACTATTCTAAAACTTAACTATAAATCTTTCACACAGACTGTCATCTTGGGTAGTGCTACATTTGTACCATTTATGCAACTCAGCGCAAACGACCGTCGAGACATTATTGAGGACATTCTGGACATTAAAATATTTTCGTCTATGAACGAACTGTTGAAAGGTAAATCTGCAATAGTCAAAGATGCTTTGTACAATAATGAAAAAGAAAGAGAATTGCAGAACTATAAGATAGAGATGCAAGACCGTAGCATCGGAGATGCCAAAAATTCAAAGAAAAATTCTATCAAAACATTTAAGAGTAAGATTAAAACGCAAAAAGTGGAGCAAAAAGAACTATTAGAGTCAAACACCACACTGGCCGACACAGTTAATGCGCTCATCGAAGAAGTGGTGGATGAGACAAAAATTACTACTAAAAAACGTAAGATGGACAAGTTAGAAAATCAACTATCAAACAACTCTATTAAAATCGACAGTGAAATTGATTGGTTTAAAACTAACGATGTATGTCCGTCTTGTCAGCAGGACATTAATGACGGCCATAAAAATTGTATTGTAGAAGAAAAGGGTAAGAAGAAAGATGAGTTGACTGACGCAATTGCATCTTTAAACGAAGAGATGCTCGCAGTACGGGCAAAACTTGATATTATCAATGAGAAAAAAGAAACTCTTTATGATACAAAAAATATCATGCATAATAACGTGGTGAAAATCGACTTTATACAAAAAAATATCGACGGGCTTGAGGCCGATATCGACGATACTGAAAATAATAATACGAATGTCAAAAAACTAGAAAAAGAACTTAAACAATTAAATGCAGAACTTAAAAGTTTGGATACCGTTCGTGGAGAATTGGTAGACGATAAAAATTACTTTACGGTGGCAGGACAATTTTTAAAAGATACTGGTGTAAAGACATCAATCATCAAATATTATCTACCTATAATGAATAAGTTGATAAATCGTTATTTACAAGAAATGGATTTTTATATCAATTTTACAATGGACGAAAGATTTGTTGAAAACATAAAATCCCGCGGCCGCGAGGGATTTACCTATTCTTCGTTTTCCGAGGGAGAGAAAATGCGAGTCGATTTAGCATTACTTTTCACGTGGCGAGAGATTGCCCGTATGAAAAATAGCGTGAATACAAATTTGTTAGTTCTTGATGAGGTTTTTGATAGTAGTTTGGATGCTACTGGTACAGATGAGTTCCTAAAACTTTTGAACACCTTGGGTGGTAATAATGTATTTGTCATATCCCATAAGGGCGATATTCTTTTTGACAAATTCAATGAAACTGTGAAGTTTGAAAAGGTCAAAAATTTCAGTCAGATTGCCGTAGAATGATAGATAAAAATTTAGAAATGGTATTGACAATCCCTGTAGAATCTGGTATTATTGAAGTTATAAGAATCGACTCGAGGTACGCAAATTGAACTATACACCATACAATATGAAAGATGTTATTGAGGCATCTAATCAAAATAAATTTAAAGTGATATCAACTTTCGCGGGTGGCGGAGGCTCTTCTACTGGATATCGACTTGCAGGCGGTAAGGTTCTGTGCGTGAATGAATTTGTTGAAGAGGCTTGCAATACTTATGCAGAAAATTATCCAGATACGCCAATTCTGTCCGGCGACATTAAAGAGTTGAAAGGTGTTGATTTTTTAGACGCCGCGGGTGTCGGTATTGGGGAAATAGATATATTGGATGGTTCCCCGCCGTGTTCTGCATTCTCTGTGGCCGGCAAGTTGTCTCACAACAGTATTGAAACCGAATACCTAGATTTTGACGGCAATATTCAAATTCGTAAAGAAAGTGGTAAACATTCTGATGGTTGGGGCCAGACTAAAAATTATTCAGACGGAAAACTTGTAGAAAATATCGAAGATTTGTTTTTTGACTTTTTACGAATTGCGGACGAAATTCGACCTAAAGTTATTGTCGCGGAAAATGTTAAAGGCCTTACTATTGGCGAGGCCAAAGAAATGTTGAACCAGATTTTAAATCGGTTCGAAGAGATTGGTTATAATGTTTCTTACAAAGTTTTGGACAGTAGATACTATGGCGTTTCTCAGACTAGAACTAGGGTTATCTTTATTGGAGTTCGTCAGGATATTGCGGAAAAAGTTGGATTGAATTTTATGTCAATTCAGAACGTATTTCCGCTTGCAAGTAATGTTATCATTCCATTAAAAGATGCATTGATTGATTTGGTATACGACGATGCAGAAGTGCAGTCTTTAACTGAAAAGTTTTCTAGAACTGCGTATTGGATTCAGACGGGTAGTAAAATGGAACTAGATCCACCTAAAGTATTGACAGGAATGGATTATCACCCCAAAGGTCACCATTTCAATCTCAAACGTGTATCTCAATACGTCCCCGCACCAACGCTAACGGCGATGGGAAGCGCTGAGACAACCGCTGGTGCAATGCATTGGAATGAACCGAGGAAACTAACCTTAGGCGAATTAAAACGCATACAATCGTTGCCAGACGATTTTAAATTAACTGGTAAATGGAATCAGAAGGCCGAAAGAATTGGCAGAATGGTTCCCCCTATTATGATGAAACATATTGCATCGTCTGTATACGATGTTGTCTTGAAAGGACTAAAATAATGGCTGACTTTACTTTCGCCCACAGAGAAGAAGGTTTTGACGAACATATCGACAAAAGTATCCGTGGTTATGCAGATTTGCTCGATGATGTTATTTCTTTGTCGCGGTATTTTGTCGAAGATGCTACAAATGTTTATGACATTGGTTGCTCTACCGGAAAACTGACTCAAAGAATGTTAGAGGCCAATCAAGACTTTTGCGCCGAGGCTAATTATGTCGGAATCGAGATTGCAGATGGGTTTTATAACGATATATTGCAGAGACAGGCGCATATCAATGAAATACATCCTTGGGCGTCAGTCGATCTGCGCCACGAAGATGTTAGGAATACCAGCCTAGAAAATGCATCGCTTGTCACTTCTATTTTCACTCTACAGTTTATGTCTAAAAAAGATCGCCGCGAAACTATTCAGAGAATCTATGATAGTTTGAATGAGGGCGGCGCTTTTATCTTTTCAGAAAAAGTTGTCTGCGAAAATGCAAATTTTCAAGACATGTTAACTTTTAATTTTTATGATTTTAAGAGAAAGACTTTTGATACCGAAGATATTATGGATAAAGAAAGAACGCTTCGCAGTATGTTGAAACCTAGTACATGGACGGAAATCCGTGAAATGATGTGGGATGCAGGATTTAATGAGGTCCAACCTTTCTGGCAAAATCATATGTTTGTTGGTGGAATTTGCATAAAAAATTAAAAAAAATACGCTCACGCCCTTGACAGAATCATCTACGCCTGATAGCTTATAGGTAAGTAATAAATAATGATTCTCTGAAAGGGATGTGTGAATGTCTAACGTATTATATACGAAAAACTCTAAAAGTCTCCTCGCCAAGTTAATGGCTGAGGAGAACCTATCAGTTCAACACCAAAATGTTAAGACGGCTCACTTTGATGTGGTTAATCGAATTTTGGTTGTTCCAATCTGGAAGGAAATGTCAAACTGTCTTTATGATTTGTTCATGGGTCATGAAGTAGGACATGCCCTGTGGACTCCTACCGATATTGATGTATTGCAAGAAGCGATTGATCGTTCCAATAAAGACTTTATCAATGTTATTGAAGACGTTCGCATCGAGAAGTTTGCCAAGAAAAAATTTCCAGGCCTTCGTCCCCCATTCTATCGTGCATATCAAGAGTTGCATGAAAATGACTTTTTTGGTACTAAAAATATTGATATCAAAACTTTAGGTTTTATCGACCGTATCAATATTTTTTATAAATCTGCAATGACAGATTTTGATGCCCAGAGTTTATTTCGTGATGATGAGATTGGTTTTGTGAAAAGTGCTTTAGAGACTGAAACGTTTGCAGAAGTCGCAGATCTTTCCGAAGAAATTTATAATTTTCTCAAGGCGAAACAAGAATCTGTTGAATCTGTACTCAATCAGATGCAGATCAATATGTCGGACAATACTGAACAGGGTGATGACTCTGGAGAAGATGGTGAATCTGATGATGTAGAAAATGATGAAAGTTCTGACAATCAAACCGGCAACTCTGATTCTAATGATCAAGACGATGCAGAAAAATCAGATGAACAAAATGACACTGACGGCAATGGCAGTTCTGATAGTACCGATGAAGTGGATGAAAAATCTCCAAGTAATGAGAATTCTGAAAAGGGTGATGAAGATAGTGGCCGCGGTGATATTCGGAATGGCCCGGATGGTGGTAAAAGCTCAAATGATGAAATCGAACAATTTGATGCAGAAAAAGAGTTTGGTTCTGCAACAGATAAAACTGCCGCGGAAAATATGGCAGAAATGGTTGATAAAAATGCAGCCCACATTGAATATCTGACAATTCCAGATTTCGATTTGAAAAAATATGTTGTCAATAATACCGCCGTTGCAAAAGAAATTTCGCGTGTAAAAGGCAATTACTTAGGTTCGCACTATCATAACATTGTGGACCATACACAACTTTACCAATCAGTTTTGAAAAAAAATTCTGCTCAGATTTCTTATCTGGTAAAAGAATTTGAGATGAAGAAATCTGCC